TTTTAAAGTGCTTTAAAGATTTGATGAGGAAAACATTATTAAGAGAGAGTTGAGTTTTATATAAAAACTTAAAGTGCTTTAAATGCGGTTCAAATCGCTTAAATTCGATTTAAATTTTTTGAGATGATAAATCGTATTATTTTATGTTTTAAACGCCACAGCGTGAATCTGTGGCGTTATTTTGATTTTTAGCGTTTACTTTAAATTTTGGTTGATTTGGCGTTGCAAAAAGTGCGGTGGCTTTTCGTAGTAATTTTTCACCGTCCCGATCACCGATACCCAGCCACGGACGAGCGGGAATTTTCACTTTCTTGCCGCGTCCCGCGTTACCGCCGAATTGGTGCAGTCTGGCATACTTGGCGTCGGAACCGAACTCCACGCTTTTATTGTCGTAATTATACGCAGTTTTATCCGATAAATAACCGTCTTGACGTAAGATTTTATCGCTTTTTTTACGCTTAATTTTTAAGGCTTTGGTGCGTGGCGAAAGGGCTTGCCAGCGTTTACCCTGCGGATCAACTTCCGCTTCAAAGCGTGTTTTGTGAATTTTCTTCAAGGTTTCGCCCAGCACGCCGTACAATTCACGCGGGCGTTGCAATTGACTTGCGATTTTCGTGAGTTTTTGAATCGCTTGATTGTCATCTAAGGTGATTTTTAGCATGGGTTTCTCTTGATTAAAAAATAACTTGGGCGTATATTGGTTATGCGGTGGGGGTTTCCTACTGGAAAGGTTGCTTGGCGAAAGCCCGCATTATCCTGTTCGAATCAGGCGAGCCACCGCAATAATTACAACTCTCCATATAACACTTCAAAACGTCCTAACGCACTTAAATCTTCTAGCCGACTTGCTGTTCTGACCATGTTTAATTTATGTGGTAGTTTTTTTACCACTTAATACGTCTTTGAGTTTGATTTCATAGTCCATTTTCACCGCAACCTTGCCTTGTTCCGTTTCATACACGAATAATAGGGTCGGTTGTTTTTGTTGGTTGTCTAGCAAAATCGCTTTCGGATGACGTAGTTTTTCTGGTAACTGCTCCCAAAATTCAACTGGCAAAGCAATGCCTTTGCTTTGTTTACTGTCGCGCAAGGCGTGTAACACATCTTCGTCCCGCACGGCAATCACCGCACTTTGCGGGGCTTTATCCAAGTCATCCAATTTGCTGATCACCTTTTCCGGAATGACGCCGACATATTTCATATTGCCGCGCGCCATTTTTTGCGTGTTGACGGTATCCACCATGTCTTTCATTGCGCCATTAAGCAACACCATGGCTTTCGGATTTTTCAATACATCATCAATCAGCAGGCTGGCTAAGTGCGGTTCTGCCGTGGTCATTTTTTGCAGTAACAGCTTATCAACGTCCACATTGCGCGGCTGGGTGATATTGTCAAAATTATGCGGTGCAAAGCCCACATCATAACCTTTCGGCACTTTCACCACGCGCGGATTGCCGGAGCGCACACCGACCAGTTTTTCTTCCCATTCAATTTCAGGCGATGGGCTGACTTTCTTGCCCATTTCTGCTAAATCGTCTTCATCGTGTGCGGTGACGGTGCAGTGGCAACCATAGGCTTTGATTGGGTAGTAATAACGCCAAAACGGATCTGTCGCAGGCAAAATCGTGCCATCTAAAGCAATATGTTCTTCACGCGGGTGCGCATTGTCGTGATGGTGATATTCCCAGTAGGGCAATACATTGGCTAAGTCTAAATGCTGTTTTAAACGACCACGATTATAAGCCCCGTACACATTCGTGTCGTAGATAATGCGCGTGCGCCAGTTACGACCGCCTTTATACTGCCAACCGGTCTGTGCCACGATGTCATCAAAGCGTTTACGAAAGTCTTCTAATGTTTCGCCGTTAGCAATGGCGGCGTCTACCGCTTCACGAAATGCCGTCAGCACTTCATTGCGGTTCGCCCCAGCAACCATAAAGAAATAGTCGTGTTCCTCGCCTAACACATCTAAGTAGCTATTGGTCGGTAAGTTGAGTTTTTTTCTCAAAATACTTGACCTGTTCTTCAAAAGTGAACTTGCTCATTGTTTACGCTCATCTTCTACGGATTGGCGACCGGCAAAGTGCGCTGTAGTTGATGCCCACGCCATCACCTTGCCATATTCTGCAAAGCTCAATTCGGGGATTAAGCTATCGAGCTGATGGCGAAAATCTTCCAGACTTTCCGCTTGTGAAAGTTGGTCTTTGATGGTTTGTAGCCATTCTTCTACGAACGGTTCACCTTCTACTTCCAACTGCTCACCAATGTTTTCAATGATAGATTTAGGAATCGACTCGGCAAAATCAGCGGTATTTTTTACTGCACTTTTATCCGTTGATTGCACCACAATATCGCCTTCTTCAAAGCCATAGGTACGCATTAAGTATTGTTCGGTAAACTGTACGCCTAGGCTTGCCAATAAACCGTCACGCTCCGCTTGCAGTTTGTCAATGCTTTCCTGTTCGTATAACTCAAAAGCTGGCAATGTTTCTACGTTGAAATTCAGCTCGCAAATCCACGCCAATAATTGATTGAACACACCTTCCACAAGACTTGCATCATCATCGCGAATATCAAGTGTCACTTCCAATCCCGCCGTTGCGCTGGCGCGATTGGCTTCCGCCTCGGTGGTTTGGTTTTGCCCTAATAGTGCAATGGCGATTTCAGACTTACAATAACGTAAGAAATCATCAAACACTTGCGAGCTTGCACCCTTGCTTGCGCTTTCTAACATTTGAATGGTGCTATCATCAGGCACAGCTGCCACCGCTGTGCCGAGCATGGCTTCCATGCTGTCCAGCAAATCTTCAATTTCATGCACTTGCGATTGACGCGGATGTTTCCCCACAAGCCAAGGCGAGCCGTATTTTTCCATAAATTCCAGCCAGAATTTAAACCCGCCTTTCTTAAACGTCGCCGCCCAAAAACACATGGCAAGGTCGGCGCGTCCGTACGGGTTCATATAGTCAGCTTGTTGAGTAGCAAGCAGAAATTTTTTCTCCGGCACAAGGTCACCATTGCGGTTGTCTTTAGTGCGCAACATGAGGCGGTTTTCGTCATCAAAGACAAACCATTCTTGTGGCTTACCAACTACTGCGACAGGCAAGAGTAAACCATCTTGACTTTCCCACATCACTTCCAAGGCTTGATAACCGAACAAAGCCGCGTCCAGGATTTGATTAATAATTTGGCTCACCGGTAAGCGGTCGAAAAGTGCGGTCAAAATCTCGTCTGTTTTTTCATTACCTGTCGGTGTAATGCGCCATTCAAGCCCCTTGATTGCCGCTTTTCTGCGGCGCACACAGCCACCGACGTGGCTATCGGATAGGATTTCGCGGTAAGCCGAAATGTCCTTCCCCATTTTTTTCAGCACAGGATCAGGATTTGGCAAATAGTGCATAAACGACCAAAAGTCGATAGCTTTGGCGCGGGTAGCGATGACGCCGATTAAATCTTGTTTTTTGGTTGTCATTAGTTATATCCTTTCGTTAATGCTTGGCTGGCTCTTGGTTTGCGGCTGTGGGCTTTTACCGGTTGCATTACCGCTTCCGTGGCGGCGGTTAATGCTAAAAAGCACGCCCATGTTCTATCCGCGTGTCCGCTGCTGTCGCTTTCTGCGGTAAAGCGTGACTGTCCGTTTGAGCCGGTAACTTTTTTCAACTTATGCAAATCTTCACGCAAATCACTATTGCCTTGCGGAATGCGAATCTTACGGTCTTCAAATGCCGTTTTGCCGATGGTCGCCATTTTGAGTTTCGTGGATACGTTAAACAGCGTGCCGGTAATGCGTTTACCGTGTTCGTATTGTGCATCTTCCACCATTTTTTCACCCATTCCTGTTTGGTCGAGATTACCCGCTACAACGTGATATTGACGCATAACACGGTTGAGTTCTTCCAACTGTTCACGCAATGGCACACGTCTTAATGTGATAAGTTCTCGTGTCCAATACACATCCCCCACCAATTCAAGCACCCAAATCACGGTTAAGTCACCACGTGCAGCAATATCCATGCCAACAAAGCAAGAACCGCCTTGATAAAGTTCAGGCTTGCCAGCTTCAGGGTGTTCTACGCCATCAATCAAATCGTAGGATAACCATGCGCTTGCTTCGTCTAACCACTTGAGTTCAAACTCTTGCGCCCATGCGTCTTCATCATTTAAACCACGGCGGAGTTGGTCAATATCACGAGGTAAACCATCTGCCACAGCTTGATAAATATCAACCTGATGACGCGACCATTCGGTGTTGTCCACGTCGGTCATTAATTCATAAAACTTATTGCCTTTGCCATTGGGCGTGGAGACTACTCGTAATTTCCAACCGGCAGAAATTACCGGGAACAAGGCTTTCCAAATTTCGCGACTGTCCACGTGGAAAGCAAACTCATCAAGAAAGACATTTGCCGAAAAGCCACGAGCAGTGTCAGGGTTCGCAGGAAGGGCGGTGATTTTTGAGCCATTCGGTAAAATCACTTCTAGGGCGTTAATCGTCGGACTGAATGGTACTTCCAGCACTTCGCAAGCAATACCCATCGCTTCCAAGTGCAGTTTTACCCCTTCATTCATGGCTTCTTTTGCCTGACGTTCCCCGCGACTTAGAATCACCCAACGGGCTTTTTCACCTTTAGCTTCCGCAGCAAGACAGTCCAACACGATTTCAAGCGTGGTGGTGAAGGTTTTACCGGTTTGTCGGGCAAACATAGCTACTTTGAATCGGCTTTTGTCGTTCAACCAGCGCTTCTGATAGTCATAAAGAATCGTATTATTCGATGCCATAAACTGCTTTTACCATTTGTTGAACATCTTCTAAACTTACGCCTTGCTGTTTGCCAGCTTCTTCCACGGCTTCTGCTGCGCGTTTAATCGTTTCTTGGCGAATAGCTTGTTCACGTTTAAAACTCAAACTTTCCGCCTGTTCTAACCGTTGTACCGCACTTGCTAATAAAGCAAGTGATTTTGGATCAGCAGCGTGTTCGCTTTCACTCATGCCAATAGACGTTTCAAACGCAAGGTTCTTCACAATTTCCATCAGCAATTTTCCGATGTCACTTTGTGGTGCTTCGCCGAATTGTTTCGTCCAAATTTCCGCTACTTCACGCGCATTGCGGATTTTGCTTGCCATTTGTTCCATACGATTGGCATAGCGATTCAAACCCGTGCGGCTTAATAAATGACTTTCATCTAGACCACAATCACGGATTAAGTCATTAATTTCTTCTAGGATTTGTGCTTGAGAATATTGCTTGTCGCGTAACATCATCGCGAGTTGGGTCTTGATATTTGGCGGTAATAAGTCGACTTTACTCGCTCGTCCACGTGTAGTTTTATCGCTCATTTAATCCTCCTTAAAACATGATTTAATTGAGTTTTAAGCGTGGATTGGGACGCTTGACGCCCTCAACAACAGAAGCACCACTAGCTACATCAAGCCCACGTTGAGTGATAGTTGCTACCATAGAACCACTTTGTAAGCGTTCAATTTGTACAAGTCCCTGTTCTTCCAACCAATTAAGATGATTTCGCACAAGATCACGGCTAATGTTATGACCATATAGAGCAAGGCAATCGTCTAAAATAGACTCATTTGCATCATATCCTGCCTCCACAAGTGAACGTAAAATCACAAGACGCTGATCTTTAGTAAAAATATCGTTGCTCATTCTTTTGTTACCTCTTTTTCTACTAATAATTCCACTTGATGAATTAAACTACGTACAGTTGCATTCAGTGCTTTCGTTTCGCCTTTCATTTCTGAAATAGAAAGACGTAAATCTGCAACATCTGCTGTAGTGGGAAGATGACGAAGTTCACCTTT